ATTAAACCTTTCTCTACCATTTTTTTAATCTCACTAGTAGGCTTATTAATTGTTTTTGCAAGTAATTCAATTATTGGCACTCCATTATTATTAAATTGCAATATCTCTTGCCCCATTAATTTGCCTTGTGCCGCCGACTGACTAAAAGCAAGAGTAATTCCTTGTAAATCTCCTCCTGTTATGGCAGCAATATCACCAATTCTTTTCAAATTGGCAAATGCACTTTCACCAGATAAGCCAAACCCCATCATAGTATTATTAGCTTTAACCAATGGAGCTAATTCAAAAGGAGTTTCTGCACCTAACTTTACCAACTTATTAAACATCTCTTGTCCTTTTTGAGAACTACCAGCTAATGATTCCAATTGTAATGCTAATGTTTCAAAATTAGCAGTAGATTTTAAAGCCATGCCACCAATAGCACCCAAACCAAGAGACATAGGAGCTAATTTAACACTAGTATCTTTTAATGCGTTGCCAACGCTACTAATTGAGTTTGATATATTAGAAAAACTATTGCTAGCTATATTTGATATATTAGAAAATGCGACTGCACTAGAATTGATTGATGAGTTTATTGATTTTATTTTTGAACTAACCTTATCAATAAGGTCATATACTATCTTGACTTGGAAAGACATTTTTCTTCTTCTTTTATTAATCTATTTTGATTTTTTACTATTGATAAGACTTTTTTAAGCGGTTGGTTTTCTAACCATTCAAAAGTTATGCCTCCTTTCCAAAAATAAACTATATTTGAATAATATTCTTCAAGTTTATCTAAGTAGTCTGCTTCGTTAGTTGCTTTAACCAGCGGACAACCCAAAATCTTGACAAAAAACTTGAGGCTACCTCTTGCAAATCTTCTAAACTCAATTTCTCAATATCATCTTTATTAAGATTTTGTTTTAAATCTTCGTCTTTGAATGCAACTTTTGAGAGCAAATCATAAATTTTTTCTTTTCTATTTTCAAATTTATCATTAAACAAGCACATATTAATCATGGCTTTATACTCTTGCTCTCCTACTTCTTTTTGTTCTTGCTGAGAACCTTTCTGATCGCTACCTAGATTTTGAATTTCTTTAATAAACTGACCATTAAAATAAAAATAAAAATTAGCTAATTCATTTTTTGCAGGCTCTTTTAAGTAAATGCAATTAATATTAGCGAAAGTGTTAGTTCCGCTGATATTAATTGGTACATTAATTCCATCTTCTAATTTTATACTAAACATAGTAAGGGTTGCCGTTAAAAGTTAATTCTACTTCCTCTCCATCTCCTTTTTCAAAAGGCAAAAGAATGCAGCCAATAAATTTTTGGTCGCCATATGAAATAGTATTATTATTTTTATTGTTTTCAATGGTGAAAATTTGGCTTCTTATTTCTTGGTTATAAATAGTTTTTACTTTTATAACCGAAAAAGCATTCTCATAATTCAAAATATGAATAGGCGAACCGCCAACTCTACCTTTTGTTTCAATTTCTGGTCTGCCTTCATTTATCATTACTGTACCAGTGTAAGCAAAAACATTTCCATTGATTAATAATTGCTTTTTATCTGCGATTGTCATTAGTTATTAGGGATTAAGGTTATTATGATTTCTTCTAATTGAGAAACTATATCAATAGCTAATTCGCCAATAATTTTACCTTGTGACATACTGACAAGAATATTGCTTCTAATATAACTTTTAAATACCTCAAGTGCCTCGCTACTTGCAACAAGTAAAGCATATTGAGTATTTATATTATTTAAACCAGATAATTGAACATAGTAGTCACCAAGAGTTGCAATAAAGCTTTCAGCATTCACCATTTTTCTACCAGCAACCAAATTGCCAGTGGTTAATGTATGTTGAGAATAATCTCTTTTTAATGATTTAAAAATATATTCTCTAATAACGGATAAAGTATCAATTCTATTTAAGCTTTTAAAACTAGAATCAACCTCACCTTGAGTGTTAAATTTATAAGTAGTAAATAACTTATTCATCTCAATATTAAAGCCAGCATTGGTAGGACAAGTCGCTCCAGAGTTTTTTAACTCATTTCTTTCTTCTACTAGAAAATCATGCCCTATTTCAATAACAGGTAAATAACTAGAAATTGTATTGGAATAAGGAATACCAGCATTATAAAAACCACCCAGAGCCTCACCATTAGACATAATAGTTGAGATATTAGCGTCGGTAGTTAATCTTAGTTCTCTTAATGCAACAAGATTTGAAGTGATTGCAAGAGGGTTTTCAAAAATAGCACCGCCTTTATGCTTTGTATTGTTAATTTTATTTACAGCAAAATAAGTTAATGTTTTTTTATTAAGTGCATCAACAAAACTATCATGATTAGCATAAGTATCAATTGCAGTAATAAAGCCAACGCCATCAATAATTTGATTATCAACATTTACCCTAACTTCCAATAAATCAGTTAAAACAGAAATATCAAATTCAGCGGGATAAATAATGGAAGTAAATCTTTGACCGGCAATTACATCAAATAAACCAGTTAAGCTTGGAGTTCCACTTCCATTCGCCATAGCAGTTAATGTCGTAGTGATTCCAGCAATAGAGCCTTCATATTTTAAACCAATTGCATTGCCAATAGCACCTTTATTTATTGCAGTTAGGCCAACGCTTCCAGCAGTATTTACGGCAGATAAAGGGCTATATTGATTAGCAGTAATTAAATCTTTTAGCTTCTCACCAATTACAGTAGCGGTGTCGCCATTTGCAACAGCTATTTGATATTTACCATTGTTAAGACTATTAATATAAATAGTAATATTGCCAGATTCAGTAGCGGTCCCAGTAAAAGCAATAGTTCCAGTTGCAAAAGCACCGCTTCCAGAATCAGATAAACCAATTGCACTAACCTTTGGTCTATTTCTTGAAATAGATAATTGCTTAATTAATTCTCTACCAGCTATTGCTAATTGGGATTTTTTACCAAACAAATTGCTAAAATCAGTAGCAGTCAATAAGTTAAGCTTTAATTCGCCACTAGTTGCAGTGCCTTCACTTGTTTTTTGCCCTACAATTAAAATGCTTCTAGCATCAAGAGCAACTTGTGTTTTACCGCCAAGTATGTTAACCGAAGTTATAGGATATTCAGACATTATTCTTTATCTTTTTTGTTATTAATAATTTCAATTGCATTATCAATTTCAGCATCTCTTATTCTGTTACGCCAAAAATGTTGCAGAGGAATTCCATTTTTTGCTTCAATTTCAATTTTTTGATTTTTAGCAAATAAACCAAACGGAGTTTTTAAATCTTGGTTAAATTTTATTTTAATAGACGACATTTGAAGTTAAATTATTATTAATTGATAAATTTATTGCTTTTAATGGAGTGGCATATTCTAACTCGTCAACAGTATCTTCTACTCTTAATTCACCAGCAATAACAAAATCAAAACGATGCACATAATAAGCTGATTGATATTCATCAGTATCATTGCCATTGTAAATACAAGGCTGATATTTTTGTTGAGTTAAATTACTATCAAATCTATAATTGCCAATAGATTTAAGAATTGGCATTATGTAGCTTCTAGCATTGTCTGCCTCAATACTTGCATAAGTAGAGTCTTTTGTTGGAATTGCAACAAAAATTGAAAACTCAATTAAACTTCTATAATAATAATCTTGTCCTTGATAGCCAATAGTTGAAGTATTTATTGCAGAGCCCTCTTTTTCCACTCTTTCAGCTCCAACAATAATAAACATCCAAGCTTTTAAATTGTCAAGATTGTTGTTTTCAAAAAACTTAATAGCTCTATCTGAATTTCCAACATGTTGTATTCTTGAACCAATAGAAGCCGTGCCACTTGCATTGCCATAAACAGCATTTTCAGGAATGTAGCTAAAATTATCATTATCAATTTTAGTTATTTGTTTCCAACCATTAAAGCCATTATAATCAGTTAAAAGCAATTTACCGCTATTTTCATTGGCAAAATTACCAATCTTATTAAACTTTATTTTGTTCCAATCTAAAACTTCAACATTATAACTTCCATTATAATTAGTTGTATTTATAACTTCAATCTTACCATCAACAATATTGTGCTCTTGTGTAGTGGTTATAATAACTTCATTACTTGT